TCATTAGAAACATTGATGCAGCTATGCACCTTTCAAGATTAAAATATCTTAAAGATGTAGAGTTTAAAAATGAATTTAATGATGCAATCAAAAATCATCCTGCAACATATAAAGATTTAATGAATCATTATGAAAACAGGAAGATTAAACTACAAACAGGAGCAAAGCAAAATGGATAAGATATATATAAAACTTACTCCCAACAACAAAAGGTCTGCTCCCAATCATCCAAGCTATGTAGCACCTATTAATCCAAAATCTCCTCCGGGAAAAGAATGGAGAATAGGTGTAAAGATAGGGGATAATTGGTATAATCAAGCAGCCTTTGATGAAGTCGCAGAAAATGGAGATCCAACTGGCAACATTACTGTGCAACTAACACCAAACGATACTTCAAAAAGTAGCGGTACTGGAGGTGGTTCAGCACCAGCTCAAGTAGCAAAACCTTTTGCAAAACAGCAATCGTATGGTAATAATAAACCGCAAAGATGGTAACATTTTTGTAAAACTTTGAGGTGGGGTTTTTTAGCCAATCCTTTCTGGCTTTTTTCTTTTAGTTGTTTTCCCCACCTCATTGCAAAACAATATGAATACAATAGATATTAACGAAAAAATATTAAATAAAATTGTAGAAGATCGTCATAAAGATTATGGCGATTATCAGGAAAATTTTAGATTATTAGCTGTCATGTTTAATGTTATTTTACATGATATTTTAAAAGATGATATGCACCCTTATCAGGTTGCTCAACTTATGATGGCTCTTAAACTATATAGAACAACTAAAAAATATAAAGCAGATAGCTATGATGACCTTGAAATATACTCAAAAATGGCTAAAGAACTGCATAAAAAAACAGTAGACAAAAAGGATAAAAATGTTTAAATATATTAGGCGTAAATTTGGCGAGGCTAATTTCACTCATATTGATAGCTTTAATAACGCTGAGAAGGCTGCAGATCCACAAGCCATAGGGGAATTTGTAGAAGTAAAAATCAATGATATTAAAATTGATTTTATAAAAGTGAATAAGGAGAAGGATGAACGAGCTAAAAACTCGTCTGCAAAGGTACAGGGATCTCCAAGAAAAGAAACACAGAAAGTTTCTGGAGGCAAAGGTACTAGCTGAAAAATATCATCAAGATAGTATCAGGTTAATGAGTAAGGTAGTGCAGACACAAGAACTTTTAATGACAAGATAGTCATTAAACTTATAATTGAAAAAAACAACAACAAACCCTAGGGGATCTATGACCAAAAACTTCCACAAAGAGATAAAACTTGCTATGAAAGCAGGAATGTATCAAGATTTAAGTATAAGAGAAAAAGCTATTTATAAAAATGGTTTTAGAAATGGTTATATACTTGCTAGAGATCATAGTAAAAAAAATAGAAAACAATACACACCAAAAAGAATTGTTGGATATTCTTTTGGAAAGCCAACTCAATCAGTTATTGAAAGTATTATAAATAAAGTTTGTGTACGCTATGAAGTTAATAAAAAAGAATTGATGATAATTAAATCTCGTAGACAAGATATATGTAGAACTAGAAATATAATATTTAATTTATTATCTGAAAAATTTAATATGAGTTTAACTACAATAGGTAAAATTTTTGGCAATGATCATACCACAGTTTTACATTCTATTAAAATGAAAAATAATAAACAAAGATTTTGGTCGCCAGAGCAAACTTTATGGAAAGAGTTTGAGGAATTGAAAGCAACTATTACTTAATGGTTAAAAAAAAAGATTACCAAGATATACTAGATTGTATTAAATCAGATCAAGTTTCTGCACCTGAAATAGCCAAATATTTTAAAGATAAAGGTTTTTATAAATTTTATAAAGACAATCAAAAACCTACAAAAAAAGATACTAATGAATGGATTAAAGATTATAGAAAATGGAAAAAAAATCTCACACAATTTAATTGTAAAGCATGAAACAATTATATTTTTTATTAATGTTTTTTGGAGTGATGATTATACTTTGTCTTTTATTGGGATGGTATAATGGGGTTTTAATTTAATGACCTTCGTAAGTAGCATCTTCAGCTATATTCTTTTGTTCAATAACATATTTATCAAAGCAACTACCATCACGACCATCATGGCAAAAATGTTTTTTTTCTGCGTTGACAATCCAACCATCTTCATTACTTAATAATTCTTTTTGACAAACATTGCACCACCCACATATTATTAGAGCTTTAGATTTGTTCCAGGTTTTATTTGCCATATCATTAATTGTAACTATATCTTGTTTCTGTCATGTTTCTTTTTATTTCCTAAATAATGTTCTGATGGTTCATAATTCCACCTCTTGCCATGATGACCCCTCACATCAGCATACCACATTCTCAATCTAACTATAAATTTTTTTATCTGTCTTGACATTTTACCTTATTATTCCAATATTAATTTTGTAATCTTTTTTTCACCCATGTAAATCTCTATTTCAGCTTTGGATTTAATACATTTATAATTAACTCTATCAGTAGATTTTTTATCTCTCATAGCATAACGCTTTGCTTTTAAACATTTACTGAGAGTGGGTTGAATACGATGTTCTTTAATTTCGTGGTCTATAATAAGTAAAAGTGCAAATACTGTCTCTATCATTATTGACTACCATTAGCTCTTACTTTATCTTTTAATTTTTCAACATCATTTCTTATTCTGTCTATATTTTTTATCAGCATGTCAATATTAACAGTATTATTTCTCATTTCTTTCATCTCTTCATCTATTTCTTCAACCTGTCCAGCAATATGCTCCAGGAGGATGAACTGTTCTTGATCTGTGGGTAGTTGCTCAGACTTTTTTAAGAGATCTGCTTGATGTAATTCTCTGCTAGTCTCAAGAGAAGTAAGTCTGGCAGTTAATTCTGTGTAGGCAAAGATTCCTGAAGCGACTACTGCGATAATTCCAATCATATTTTTGACTGGCATTGATACAGAAGTATTAGAACTTACCTTCATACTACATAATTATTGCAACGACTAAAACTATACCGAAAACAATCACAACTTTTTTGTGATTATTCCAATAATGTTCTACTTCGTGTATAACATTTTTAATTTTTTCCATCATATTTATCTCCCTTGTGAATTTTATATTATCTTATCTACCCTGTCCACGATATTTTTTATGTGGTTTTTCACTCTTGTTTAAGTTTTTTTTGTGGCGACCAATCTTCTTTTTACTTCTCTCTTGATAGGTATTAACTCCAAATGTTCCCTTTTTTGCCATTATTTTTTATATTTTTTTTCCCATATTTCTTTTTGAGATAGATTAGTTTCATCTTTTTTTTGTTTTGTATCTTGATTAATTTCAGGTACTTCCATTGATTCAACTAGAGCATATCTATATACTTTTTCAGAATTTCCCCATTGAAAATGAATTAAAAATCTTGGGTCATTATATTGAGTAATAAGCCTTGGATCAAAATCTGCTATGGTCATTTTTTATAACCTAAACTCTTTCTATTACCCCACAACTTTTGCCAGGACCAAACATTTAATTTGCTAGACCAATGATAAATAAATAAAACAAAATGTTTCATTATTTTTTAACTAATGAACCACCAAAATATAAACCAATAATAGCTGAAACTAAATTGGTATCTAATGGTGTAATAACTAAACTATTAGAAGATAGTGTTACCCATTTCATTATTTCTTTTTCAGGTAAAAAAAAGAAAGCAGGTTTAAATTCTAAATATCCTACAATTACAGTTACATCTGGTTGTAATACTGGCATTAGTTTTGGTAATAATACTATCGCAAAAACAGCAGTTAATGCTATAATTCTTCTAGTCCATTGGAAGCCTTCATTACCATATTCTCTTGCTTCTTTAAAACCTTTTTGTTGTACTTCAGCTCTAGCCAATAGCATCTTTTGTTCTGCTTGCTTTGCTTTAATGCTTTGCGACCAGATGCTCATTACTCCACCAAGTACAGTAGAGCCTAGCATTGTTATCATTTCAAATGGCATCTTTTTTCTTCTCCTCTAATTCTTTAATTTTAGATAAAGCATCTTCAAGATCTTTATTACAGAACTCTAATTTTTGCAAACACCTTTTGTTTGCTGCATCCTTAGATTTACCGGCATCCTCAAGTTCTGCTATCTGTTGCTTTAATATTCTAACTTGGTCTTTATATTCATTTAGAATTTCACTAGGATCTGAGCCTTTAAATGGTTGCATATAGGATTTTTACCTTTAGTTTTTTTTGTTCTTTAGTGGTTTGCCTGGCAATAAGAGTTCCTTTGGTTTTTCTTTTATAACCATCTTTTGCTGTATAGTCTTGTTTTCTAAAATTTTTAGACTTAACATCATAAGCAGTATACTCTCCTGTAGACATATTTAAAGTAACAATATCTATCGGTCCAAGTCCACCAAGTGGTGTAAATACTAGGATATTAGGGTCTTTTGCAATATTAAGTTGTGCAGAAAGCTCACTCATTAAACCAGCTACTGCTTTTTTACGCCTAGCCATTCCACTTTAGAAAGCCTAGTATAATCCCTGCTAGACCTCCTAATAGAATAAGTAAATTAATTGCTCCCTTGCCTTTACTTACATCATTTCTTAATTGTTTTACTTCTATTCTCATTTCATCTATTGCTTTGAATAAAGTTTTCATTCTTTCAGCACATACTTTTTCGTGAGTAGAAAGTCTAAGACCTGTAGACATTTCACTAAATTCTTTTGATGTTATAATTTTTTTTCTAGGCATCAATTTTTTTCTCTGGTATGCAATAAAATTTTATAAATAATTTCTTTTCATTAATAACAACTCTACCTATCTTTTCCATTTGTTCAATAGATTTTTCATAACCTTTTAGTAAGCAGGAGTATTGATCTTCATAGAAAGTATCTATAACTTGATATGGTGGTAAACAAGTTAAGGAAACGCCACTACAAAGAATCATAGTGAGAATAAAATTCATATTAATTATCTTGCTGCGGAGCTTCTCGTTAATTTATTAACGAGCATTACAAGGTACTCCATTAGAATTTACGAATGGTGCTTCTGCGAAAGCCATGTAAATAAATCCTGTTGCACCACTTCTATTTGTACCATTATCAGTAGATCTACATTTAAAGCCATTTGAAAGTAGGTCTATTTGGTTTGCACCAGTTGTAGTATCTGCAGTTATAGTATTTGCATATAAAAGAACTTTATTAACATTATATCCATCTCTTTTATTATCAAATAAAAACCAATTTTCTGCATTACCTGTTTCTCTTATCATAATATAAGCTGGTCGAAAGCCGCAGAAAACAAATGTTCCATCAGCACTTCCATTTCCTGTATATTCTCCAAACT